TACAAATAATATAGATGAATTATCAGATACAGAAAATTATGATTCAAAAACATTCGTGAGTAACATTCGTCGAAGAAATATACCTCCTGGTGCTAACCCAACACCGTTGCCTTACAACATTGCTTCATGGAAAGCATCAGGTGCTCCGGACTGGCGAGTAAAATTAAGTATTCCTTCTGGCGTAAGTTTTGGACCTTTGCACGGTTCATTATCTAAGACTGGAGGTTGTATGTGGCCTTATACGCCAACTATAAACTTTGGTACAGGTGCTGTGTATTCGGAAATGACACCAACACATGCTCTTTATCCGTATGTTGTGTATCAGAACAGCATGGTGCAAGATATTAACATAGCAGGAACATTTACCTGTCAGAATGCCGAAGAAGCGACATATATAATTGCTGCACAGCATTATTTAAAAACTGTAACTAAAAGTGCTTATGCTAATAGTGCTTTCCAAGGATCACCGCCGCCTGTTGTGTTTTTAAATGGGTACGGACAGTTTATGTTTCAAAATGTGCCAGTAGTAATTACATCGTGGAGTATAAATTTACCTCAAGACGTTGATTATATACAATCTACGGTTGGAACTTATGCACCAACTAAATGCGAAATACAAGCTAATTGTAAAGTTGCATACAGCAGAAGCAAAACACAATCATTTAGCTTACAAAGCTTTGCAGCTAGCGGCGGAGGAGGTTTTCTATGACCACTCTATATGATAAGGTAAAGTATACAACTACTAGTCCTTATTTTAAAACGGAAGTTAAAAATAACGAATATCTAAGTTACTTAACAATACGACCGGTGCCTGCAAGGGCAAACGATGTTTTATACACAATAGAAGTTCAGTATACACATAGACCAGATTTGTTAGCTTATGATTTATATGGTACTCCGGATTTATGGTGGGTTTTTGCACAAAGAAATTTAAATGTAATAAGAGATCCTATATATGATATAGAAGCAGGAGTCCAAATATATTTGCCACAGAGTCAATTTATAAAAGATACTATCGGAGCATAAATGTCTAAAATTAGAACAAATGCAAATATTACAGATGGCGCAACAAGTTTAGACAATGTATCACGTTCAACTTCGGGCGATTCGTGGAGATCATGGACTGCGTCTAGTCCTGATGAATTTTTCTATCTTCGTGAATCAGGAAATATAAGAACTAGCACTGGTGCATCTTCTAGCGGTGGCGGCGGTGGCGGAGGAGGCGGAGGAGGAGGTCCTTCGATTAACCCATTGCATAAGTTTGCAACTTATAGTTGGATGTGGTCATTAAATGTTTTAAGTGTTGAGCAAACAAATAATCCTGAATCTATTTTTAAAGGAAAAATGTTTAGAGCCGGTATAACTGTAGCTGAAGACATGGGTGGTTCTGATTATCATTTTGATAATGTGAAAATAAAAAGTATTATATCAGCAACAAAAGGACAAAGAGGAACAAGTGCTTTAACATTTGCATTTGACATTGTAGAGCCGTATAGTTTAGGTAATTTTTTGAAAGACTTAGATACCGCAGCTCAAAGACAAGGTTTTAAAAACTATGTTGAAGCCGGAATGATGCTAGCAGTTAAATTTGACGGTTGGAAAGATGATGGTAGCTATGAACAAGTCGGACCTTACAATTTCATTATAAAATTAGTACAGGCAAAATTTACAGTAACAGAAGCTGGCACAGTTTACCAATGTTTAGCAGTTGCTTGGAATGATCAAGCGTTTAACGACGAAGTAGCTACTGTAAAGGCGTCTGGAACTATTGCAGGCAGGACAGTACAAGAAATATTATCAACTGGAAATAATAGTTTACAAGCTATATTAAATGAACAAGAGCTAAAACAGGTTGAAAAAGGTGTACAAAAAGAAGCAGATCAATATTTTATTGTGTTTCCTAAAACAGAAACGTCAGCTGAAGAAGCAGCAATATTAGGGACTGCTAGTGCAGGACTTACTGATAACCCTATTGACATCATTCAGCAATGGGAATCCACCAAAGGCGGAGAGAGCACCGGCGACGAAGGACAATACAATCTTCAAAATTTTGGAGGTGATGTTAAAACACTCCAATTAGGGGTTTCAAAATCGGCACACAGTCTAGGGCCTACTATAAGAGCTTTTTATGACGGAAATGTTAACAACATAGGGTTAGCTGAATTAAAGAAAAATCCCGAAGACCCTGCAATAGTTATAAACACAAATTTTGATAACTCACAATCTACTGATGATCCAATGGTTCATGATACAAAAAATTCTAGGGTACCTTTAGATGTTGCTGGCACGCAAATTAGCCATAGTCAAAAAATTGTTAATGTTATTGAACAAGTTATTTTAGCAAGTAAGTATGGAAGAGAAGAAGGAGCATGGAAACCGCCTGACGGAAATAACAAGATAGAATGGTTTAGAATAACTGCATTTGTTTTAACTACTAACGGACCTAAGGAAGACGAGACAGGCAGAAAAGGAAAAATTTACATTTATCGGGTCATTCCGTATAAAGCCGCAGCTAATAGAATTGCATCTCCAGGTTCAAAAGGCAAAGGCGGCGGCTCACCAGCTAGGGTATATGATTATATCTATACAGGAAAAAATACAGATATCTTAAAACTAGATTTAGATTTTAATGCAACATTTTATGTACCCGTCGGGCATGATTTAGGTCAAAATGAACAATCTAGATTGTCTGGTTTTGCAGCGGGTCAAACTGATATGGATCCGATGACTTTGTTAAAATATAAGCAAGGAAGCGCAGGCGGCGACGAAGACTCATTAACCAGTTCTCAAAAACGATCAGATAGCCCAACAAGAAGTTCAGGCGGACAGCTTTTTCAACATCCAGAATCTGCTCTAAATAGATATTGGCATGAAACATTGATGAATTCAAAAGTTGACTTGTTGAAACTGAATGTAGTTGTACACGGCGATCCATACTTTTTAACAAGTACCGGAGCTGGAAATTTTATTGACAGCGGATCAGTAAATGAAACATCACTTGGTCAAATAGAATATATACGAAGTGAAGCAGATATACGTATAAATTTTGAAACGCCTTATGATCTAGGAGTGCCTTGGATGACCACGTCTCAGTACAAATTTACGGGAATGTATCAAGTGTTAACTATAGATTCTAGTTTTACTAAAGGTGAAGGTTTTAGACAGAATTTATTATGTTTACGACATAGGCAACAAGGTGACGGAACAAGTTCACCTTTGCTAGAAGAAGGTGATATTTCTAATTCTACCACAATAGCTGATCAACCTGGCACTAATATTCACGGAGGGCCATAATGGCACAAGAAAAAGACACTACATCTGCTAGAGCGCCGACTAGTGGTAGTACTGATCCCGGTATATACATTGGTAGAATTTTAAATCCAATTGACGGTAAGCGAATGGGCGAAATGCGTGTTCAACTGCTGAGTTCAGGTAAATCAGGTACTACTGGTGGTAGCAACGTAGAAGCAATCAATGCTATACCTTTACTACCTATTGGTGGCCAATTACCATCTAGTGGTCTTACAAAAAACGATCAATATGATTATAATCAACAAAGTTACGGTTTATGGGGCATACCTCCTGACTTTGGAGGATTTTGTATTGTGCTAGTCACTGAAGGAGGCGACGGTAAAGCATTTATCGTAGGATACTTTCAAGATGAGATGATGAATGCTAATATGTTTAATAACCTAGAAGCAGAGTACAATAAAAAAATTAGACCACCGGCAGTATACGATCCTGACACTAATGAACGTCAGTTAAACAACATGTCTCCTTTTAAAGGAAGCGGAACATATGCTGATAGAGTAAAATTAGAAAAAGTCAATGGTTTATGGGCTGATCCTGATCGTGGACCTCAAACAAGTGGTCCTAGGAGAGATGCTATACCTATGGTACAAGGTTGGAGTTCGCCAGGACCATACAAATATGATGGACCTAAATTAAATAGAACTCCAGAAGAGGTAGGACAAGTAATTAATGAATTACCTTTTAGTCGCCTCGGAGGTACTAATATTGTATTTGATGACGGAAATCCGGGCTTATATCGAACTACACTTGCTAAAGATGGCAAACGAGAATATGTACCAGCACCTGGCGGTGAACGTACAGTACCTCATAGTGAACAATTTAGGATAGAAACTCGTACAGGACACAAAATTATTTTACATAATAGTGAAGACTTTATTACTATTATTCATTCTAATGGCGACAGTTGGATGGAATTTACTGCAAATGGTAAAATTGATGTTTATTCTAGAGGAGGAATAAGCATGGGTACAGAAATGGACGAAAAAGCATCAATTAATTTTCATGCTCATCAATTCAATGTAGAAGTTAACGAGTTTAATATTAGCGCTAAAAACGAAATTAATATAGAGCAAAGACCTGATCCGGGGGCAGAACCTACTTTTGCTTTGAGAATTAAAGATGGAAAATTTGATATTCAATCAACTAAAGGGATTGATATCGAAAACAAACAAGGCGATGTAACTGGCCCTACTGACTTTAAATTACAATTTGATCAAGCTGCGGGTGCTTTTAATTTTAATCCTAATTCACAAACACAAATGAATGTAGCAGGCCAAAATTTTGCAATAACTGGAAACATGGCCATTGGCGGCGGCTTAGAAGCAGATACTGATAATTTATTACCGATAGGAGACATACCGTCGACTCAACAAATGCAATATTCCGAGCTTCCGATGGTTAAAGATTTGCCAGAAAGCATTTCGTTGATCGATGACGAAAAAACTTCTTATGGTGACTATTCAACAATGAAATCTGTTCTTGGTCGTGTGCCAAGAAAACATCCTTGGCGACATCAAGAAAATTTAGATCCTGAACAATATAAGCCTGAAAAAATTCTGTTCGGTGGTCCTGCACCTAAAGATTCCGAACCAGTGTACGCAAAAAGTTCTATTAGCGATACTGGTATAGCAGCCAAAAAAGTTCATGAAGAACGAGGAGGATACTAATGCCTAGATTAGAAAAAAAATTATATAAAGAAGTTGTAGTACCTTCAACTAGTAGCTTTGATTACGGATTACCTGGAAAAACGTATGTAGGGTTTAGTACAACTGATCCTAATAGAAAAACTGCTACAATATATGATTTAGAGTGTATAAAACAAGATATTATAAATCATTTTCATATAAGACAAGGTGAAAAATTATCAGATCCTACCTTTGGTACTATTATATGGGACGTGCTATTTGATCCGCTAACTGATGTTTTAAAAGAAGCAATTACAAAAAACGTTACTGAAATCATAAACTTTGATCCTAGAGTGTCAGTCGACAAAATTATAGTCGATCAGTACGAGCACGGTATACAAATAGAAGCAAATTTAACATATAAGCCTTATAATTTGACAGAATTTCTACAACTTAGATTTGATAATAGAGCAGGATTTATTGCACCTACCACACAAAACATTGTAAGAGAGTCTATACCTAGTACTGCAAATCTAGTTTAAAAACCCTGGTTTTTTGCAAGATAAATACTATATTAAGAGGACCTAGTAATGTCAACAACTGACAGACAAAATAGATTGCTAGTCGCTGAGGACTGGAAACGTATCTATCAAAGTTTTAGAAATGCTGATTTTTTGTCTTATGATTTTGATAATCTAAGACGGACAATGATAACTTATCTTAGAAAAAATTATCCAGAAGATTTTAATGATTATATTGAATCTAGCGAGTATATTGCTCTTGTTGATTTAATTGCATATTTGGGACAGGCTTTTTCATTTAGAACAGACCTTAATGCTAGAGAAAACTTTCTTGAAACTGCAGAAAGAAGAGAAAGTGTTTTAAGACTAGCTAGACTATTAAGCTATAATGCAAGTAGAAACAAAGCAGCAAATGGTCTTTTGAAATTAATTAATGTTGCAACTACTGAAAATATTGTAGACTCAAACGGATTTAATTTAGCAGGTATACAAGTTACATGGAACGATTTAACAAATGATAATGCAAATGAACAATTTACAAAAATTTTAAATGCAGCACTTCCGGTAAATGCAGGCATTGGCAATCCAATAGCTAAAAGTACAATAAGCAAAATCTATACAGAACAATACAGATTTAACTCAAACAATAATGACTTACCTATTTTTACATTTACTAGAAATGTAAACGGCGTGAACAAAAAGTTTGAAGCGGTAAGTACTGGAATAAAAGAAAACAGTGTAATCGAAGAAGATCCGTATCCTACTAACAAGTTTTCTATAATATATAGAGATGACGGTAAAGGGAAAGCAAGTAATAATACAGGCTTTTTTGTACATTTTAGGCAAGGAGAATTAGTTGACGGTAAGTTTAACCTAGAAAATCCTACATCTAATCAAGTTGTAGCAATCGACGAAACAAATATTAATGAAACAGATGTATGGTTATATAAGTTAGACGAGAACGACATTGAGCAAGAACTTTGGACAAAAGTAAGCTCAGTTGAAGGAAATAATGTAATCTATAATAGTATAGAAAAAGGTGTAAAAAATATTTACAGTATTTTGCCGAGAATCGAAGACAGAATTAGTTTAGTATTCGGTGACGGGGTGTTTGGAAATATTCCAAAAGGCAATTTCAAAGTTTATTATAGGATAAGTGATCCTTCTACTACACTAGTAACGCCTAATAATTTAGGTACAGTAGTTATTAGTTTTCCGTACATAAGTCACACAAATAAAGCGGAAACATTAACATTAACATTTAAATTAAGATATAATGTTGATAATGCATCTGAGGCAGAATCTAATGAAGATATAAAATCTAACGCACCAAGTAATTACTATACACAAAATAGAATGATTACAGCTGAAGACTATCAGATTGCTCCGCTAGTACGAAACCCAGAAGTGATAAAGACTAAAAGTGTTAATAGAGTAAGTAGCGGAATAAGCAGATATTTAGATCTAATCGACAGTTCTGGAAAATATTCTAAAACAAATCTATTAGGAACCGATGGTGTAATTTACAAGCAAAACTATAGCAAAAAAAGCAATTTTAGTTTTACTACCAAAACAGATATTGAAGGTGCTATTAGTAATGTGATTTTACCTATATTAAAAGATTATAATTTACGGAATTTTTATTACAACGAATTTCCTAGTAACAATTTATCTGGAAATAATATAACTTGGAATAGTTCTACATCTAAAACAAATCAAAATGTAGGAACATTTGTAGATAGCAGCAATGCAACGCTTTTGATAGGTGCATTTTCAACAAGTTCAACTAGGGTATTAACACCAAATTCTTTAGTAAAGTTTACAGCACCTGATGGATATCATTTTATGAATGATAATTCATTAATGCAGGGTACAGCAAATCACATAGGCGCAAAAACATCTATTTGGACAAAGATTGTCACTGTTAATAATGATAGTACAGTAAAATTAACTGATTTCATTCCTACAGGAGCAGTTGTAGACAGGGTTATTACAAAATTAAGTTCAATAATACAAGAAGATGTTCAAACAGAAATAATAGACCAGTGCTTTGATAAAAATACATTTGCCTTGCGATACGATGTTAATTTAATGCAATGGAAAATTGTAACACTAGATAATATAGATTTAGTATCTCCTTTTTCCATATCAAAGTCTGGAAATGAAACTAGTCAACAAGCTGATAACAGCTGGTTAGTACTTTTTGAATATACTGGCTCTAGATACGAAATTACCTACAGGTCTAGTAAGTTTGTTTTTGAAAGTCCGAATGAAATAAGATTTTTTTATGATTCGTCTGATAAAGTTTTTGATTCAACATCAGGCAAAATTGTAAAAGACAAAATTTCTGTTTTAAGTTTTAACACCAAACCAGACAGTTTAGAACAATTTACTCAAGATTATGATTGGGAAATTATAGCAAAAGTTAGAGATTCTGACGGTTATGTAGATGCTAGTAAAATAGAAATTACTTTTTTTGATAGCGACGAAGATGCAGTAGTTGATAATCCTGAACTATTTGATTTGATCGTAAATGACAGTGTTAATGAAAATAGTAAACTTATTTTTAGAAAAAAACAAGTGAATATCGACGGTAGCGAACAATATTTGTATTTTGATAATTCTCAAAGCAATATAATTGTATTTAACGAAAAATTAAGTTTACAAACTACTACAGTGTACGATGACGGCCAAATATTTTATTTTGTAAAAGAAGATTTATTCCAAGTTCTTAATAAAGAGTCTAACACTCTTTTGACATCTAATGACTATGTTGCAAATAAAGGCAGGGATAATTTAAAGTTTTTATATGTACACGCAGCAGATGCAGACAAGAGATTAGATCCTAGTTTGACTAACATAATAGATATTTACATGCTTACTAAAAGTTATGATACGCAATTTAGATTATATCTAGCTGATCAAGTTTTATTACCTAAGCCGCCTAGTAGTGATCAGCTATTTTTAAATTATAGTGACGAACTTAACAAAATAAAATCTATAAGTGATGAAATTGTTTATCATCCGGTAAAATATAAAATTTTATTTGGAAATAAAGCTGATACAAATTTGCAAGCAACTTTTAAAATTGTTAAAAATCCTGAAGCTGTTATTAATGAAAATGATTTAAAGTCTGAAACTCTTTCTGCAATTGATAGATTTTTTGCGATTGATAACTGGAACTTTGGCGATACTTTCTATTTTTCAGAACTATCTGCTTATGTAATGCAAGAACTTACTCCTAATTTAGTTACATTTGTAGTCGTTCCGTCAAATACTACCGATGTCTTTGGTAGTTTATTTGAAGTAAAAGCTGAATCAGATGAGATTTTTATAAGCGGAGCAAGAATTGCAGATATTGAAGTAATTGATGAAATTACAGCATCTAAACTAAATGCTAATGGCGTAATTTCTACGTCTACAACTACTGTAAATTCAGGTGTTCAAAGTTCTACACTAACAATTAATAACACAAGTACTAGTAGCGGAGGAAATAGTTACTAATGGCGTACGACAATTCACAAAATGAACCTATTTTACCTAATAAAAATTTAAATAATAGCCGTAAAAGCGCAAATCATTTACCTAAGATTTTTAGAACTCCTAGTAATAATAAATTCCTCTCGGCTACTTTAGACCAAATGATACAACCTGGGGTAATTGATAAAATTAATGGGTTTGTTGGGAGAAAAACTGCTAAGGCTTATAATGCAGCAGATGTTTATATTTCTGATGTTAATACGCAACGACAAAATTATCAATTAGAACCAGCTAGTGTAATAAAAGATGACTTAGACAACGTTACATTATATCGTGATTACAACGATTATATGAATGTGTTAGCAAATTCTAATAAAGCAGTAAAAAATGATAGCATAGTTAACGAGCAAGAGTTCTACGCATGGAATCCTCATATAGATTGGGATAAATTTACAAATTTTAGGGAATATTATTGGTTACCAACAGGTCCACAAGCTATTTCAATTTTTGGCAATAGTAAAGAAGTAGAAAGCACATATACGGTTCGTCTATCCGATAACTTAGATTCGTACAGTTATATTTTCACTCCGGATGGTAGTACACCTAATCCTACTTTAACTTTATACAGAGGTGTAAAGTATAAATTTGATGTCGATGTGCCTAATTTTCCTATTACTTTTAGAACAAAACTTACTGATTCTAGTGAATTTGATCTAGATAGTTCTACCATTCTTTTGTATGACGGAGTTGATATACAAGGGCTAGAAACCGGCAACGTTACTTTAGAACTTAGTACGTCTGCTCCTGACAGTTTATGGTATGTATCAGCTACAGATATAAATGTTCATGGTAAAATAATTGTAAAAGATATACAAGACAGTGCTTTTATAGATGTAGAAAAAGAGATTATAGGAAAAAAGACTTATAAATCTGGAAATGGCGTTACATTTAGTAATGGAATGAAAATAAATTTTGCTGCTGAAGTTGAGCCTGCATTTTATAAAAATAGAAATTTTTACGTAGAGGGTGTAGGCGATAAAATTCAACTTATAGAAGAAGCTTTGCTCAATGTATCTACTAGTTTTACAGAAGAAATTGTAGATAATTTTGATATTCAAAATTTTGATAATTTGCCGTTTAGTACAGCATTAGGTTATGCAGGACAAAAAGATTATATAGTAATTAACAGAAGTGCAAAAGACGGAAACTTGTGGTCAAAGTATAACAAATGGTTCCATAAAAGTGTAATTGAGCAAAGTGCACAATACAATAATCTTCCTATAGTAATAGATGAAACAGCTAAAGCTAATAGACCTATTATTGAATTTGAAAGCGGTTTAAAGTTATATAACTTTGGCTCTCAAGAAAAACAAGCTGTTGATTTACTTGACGATATTACAACTGATGTTTTTTCTACTATTGAAGGTAGCATAGGTTATAATATAGACGGAGTAGATGTTGCAGACGGACAAAGAATACTTTTTACAAATGACAAAGATAGTTTAGTAAAAAATAGAATTTTCAAAGTTAAGTTTATAACATACGATGGCACTATAGCTGATGATGCAAATGTAAGCGGCCGTAGACAAATTACTTTACAAGAAGAAGACGACAGTGTTTCAAAAAATAATGAAACAGTTTTAGTAAAGCAAGGCAGTAAACACGGAGGCACAGTATTTCATTTCAAAAATAATAGCTGGGCACTAGGACAAAGTAAGGACAAAGTAAACCAAAGTCCATTATTTGATATGTTTGACGAAAATGAATATAGTTTTTCTGATGTAACTATCTATCCGTCTAATACATTTACTGGTACGAAAATTTTTAGTTATAAAAGAGGCACCGGCACAAACGATGTTGAATTAGGATTTCCGCTAACTTATCGAAATATTAATAATGTTGGAGATATTGTGTTTACCTCCGACATTAGTAATGACACTTTTTCCTATTCTGATAATGAAGATGTTATTACATTATCCATATCTGATGGATATTTACATAGATACAATTCATTGGATACTTATGTACATGAGACTAATTGGAAAAAAGTAGATTCGAGTGAACAATTTGTTATACAACAAAAAGTATTTGACAGTACTTTTATTAATATTTTAATAGATGAATACAATAATAGCTGGGATTTTGTAGACGAAATGGAAATTATTGTTTACAAAAATAATCAGTTATTAATTAAAGATAAAGATTTTACATTATCGCAACATTCCACTAACCATATACAAATTAATTTTACATCTGCCTTGAAAGAAAATGACATCATTTTAACCAAGACAAAATCTAGTGCAGAAAAAAACAGTAAGGGATATTTTGAATTTCCTTATGCCTTAGAACGTAACCCACAAAATGAAAATCTTATAGATTGCACATTAGGTGAAATAAACGATCATGTGCAAACAATTACTGAAAATACAGCAGATTTTATTGGCGCATTTCCGGGCACAAGTAACTTGCGGGACTTAGGCGGGTTAAGCCAAAATGGCAGACGCTTCTTGCAACATAGTGCACCTACTAACCTTTCACTATTCCATTTTACAGAAAAAGAATATAGTGTAGTTAAAAGTATTGAATATGCAAAAAATGAATACTACATGTTCAAAAAACAATTTTTATCTATTGCTGAAAATTTAGGTTTTTCTGGACCTGTAGACATACATGTGACTAAGATTTTACAAGAAATAAACAAAAGCAAAAAAGAAACAGATTCATTTTATTTTAGTGATATGGTTCCTCAGAGTGCTTATGTTAAAACTGATCATGATGTCGAAGATTCTGACGAAATTTATTTCCCACTTAGCTCAAGTTTTAGTTTAACTGATCCTAGTTATAAAGCAGTTTTAATTTATAAAAATAACGAACAATTAATTCATGGCAAAGACTACACTTTCAATACAGAAGGGTATGCAGTAGTAACAACTACTAAACAACCATTAGATATAATAACCATATATGAATACGAAAATACATTTGGAAATTACATACCGCCAACACCGACTAAATTAGGATTATATCCAGCATTTGAGCCAATGATGTACGAGGATACTACTTTTTTAGAAACTCAAACAGTAATTCAAGGGCATGATGGAAGTATTATTTTAGCGTTTGGCGATTATAGAGATAATCTAATTTTAGAATTAGAAAAAAGAATTTTTAACAATTTAAAAGTAAAATACGATCCTTCATTATTTAATATGGATAGTGTGCGTCCTAGTTACTATAATAAAAATAGTCTTGCGTTTAACGAAGTTAATAAATCGTTATTAGCAGATTTTGTACATTGGGCAGCCAATACTTCGTATGATTACACAAAGCAAGATTTTATAAGAGATAATAGATTTACTTATAATTATAGCTCTAGTTTCAACGACCAAAATGTATCATTGCCGGGCTTTTGGAGGGAAATTTACAAGTATTATTATAATACAGATAGACCACATACTCATCCATGGGAAATACTTGGCGAAACAATAGAACCAATTTGGTGGCGAGATACCTACGGCGAAGCTCCCTACACAAAAGATAATTTTTTAATGTGGGAAGATATTGAAAATGGTGTATTACGTCAGCCTAACCAAAGAGTAATATTTAAAAAAGAGTTTATTAGAAAAGGCTTAACTAAAATTTTGCCAGTCGACGAGCACGGGGGGTTAGTATCACCATTAGAAATAGGCCTAGTGTCAAAATACAATTCAGAGTTCATAGAACAGCCGTGGATTTTTGGTGACGGCGGGCCAGTTGAAGCAGCATGGAGACGATCGAGCAACTTCGTTTTTGCTTTATTAAAGGCGCTAGTTTTAAATAAGCCAAGTAAAGCATTTGGGACAGGATTTGATAGGGTTAACCAAGTTAGAAATAAAGCAGGTAATATTATTTACAAGCCTTCTAATAAACGTATTGAATTGCAAGACATTATATTCCCAACATCAGTTGATGAAAACCAAACACAGTATACAAGTGGTTTGGTAAACTTAATTGGTGAATTTGTAAAATCAAATGTAGATCAATCGTATAATGATTACAAGAATAAGGTTAAATCTATAAAAAATCAGTTAGGTTTTAAACTAGCTGGGTTTACAGATAAGACCAAATTAAAATTAATTTTAGATAGCCGGACACCTCTTAACAAAGGAAATGTTTTTGTACCTGATGAAAACTATCAAATATTTGTTAATGAGAGTTCTCCTATTGAGTTACTTAATTACAGCGGCATAATTATCGAACGCAGGCAAGAAGGTTTTTTAATTAAGGGATATAGTAACCAAAAAGGATATTTTAATACTCATCCTATTTTACAAAAAAGTAAAACTATAGATATAAATGTAGGAGGCATAAGCGAAAGTTTCCTAGAATGGAATAGTAACAATTTCTACACCAAAGGTGTGATTGTAAGATATAATTCTTCTTATTATAGATGTACGGTTGATCATAAAGAAGAAGATTTTCTAAATACTAATTTTGTTAAATTGCCTAATTTGCCTGTAATCGGTGGAAGAAACGTACAAATACCAACAGTGTTTAACACAAATAATGTAGTAGAAGTGCCATATGGCACTCTTTACTATACAATTCAAGAAGTAGTAGACTTTATTGCTTCCCATGCATCTTATTTGAAAAATAAGGGTTTTGTTTTTGATTACTTTGACGATAGTGTTGGTAAAATTTTAGATTGGAATCATTCAATTCAAGAATTTGTATTTTGGACTTTATACGAGTTAGACGAAGGATCAGCTATTGCTCTTAGCCCAAGTTCAAACTTATTACAATTTGTAAGTGAAAAAAGTGTAGTATCTAATGTACTTGACGGACCTAATGATTACACATTGTTAAACGCTACTGGCAACATACAAGATTTTGATAACGTCTTTGTTCAAAGATACAACAATGATTTTTCGATGTACTTGTCTGATGAAAATGGTGCAGGAATATATTATATTGAACTACCAATGACACAAACTGAACATGTTGTGTTATTAGATAACAGTACTGTGTTTAATGATATAATTTATGATACAGTGCCTGGATATAGGCAAGAAAGATTACAAATTCTAGGTTATAGAACTGATAATTGGTCAGGAAATATAAACATACCTGGTTTTATATACAATGATTCAACAGCAAAAAATTGGGAAGAGTACCAAAATTATATAGTGGGTGATTTAGTAAAATATAAACAGTACTATTATATTGCAAAAGATAATGTAGAGGGATCAAATTTATTTAATGAGTCTGACTGGGTAAGTATAGGCGATAAACCTAGACAAGGCCTTTTACCTAATTTTGAGTATAAAAGTAATCAGTTTACTGATTTTTATGATTTAGATAGTGATAATTTAGATACCGAACAACAAAAATTTGCACAACATTTAATCGGTTATCAAAAACGAGATTATCTAGAAAATATTATCAATAATAGTGTAAGCCAGTATAAGTTTTACCAAGGAATGATATTAGAAAAAGGCACAAAAAATTCCTTAAATAAATTATTTAATGTGCTTTCTAGTAACGATAAAGATAGCTTAGAATTTTATGAAGAATGGGCAATTAGAAACGGCCAATATGGTGGTACTAATATTGTAGAAGAGTTTGAATTTAATTTAGATGAATCACAATTTATAGTGAATCCGCAGCCTATACTTTTAAGTTCAACAAATAGCAGTAATGATACTGAAGTTGTTTATAGAGTTAAGCCATTTGATATTTCAGTTAAGCCTACTAATTATAATAATCTACCGTTTCCGTCTAAAGAAATCACAAACATATATACAAATGATGTTGGATATGTTCATAAAGCAGACGTAATTAAAACCTTATCAAATTTAAATGAGCTAGTTGCAACTAAAACTAGTGAAATTAATCAAGGAAATTTTGTTTGGGTAGGCGATTATAATGATAGCTGGAGTGTATTGCAACACATAAATGCTAATTTAACTTTACAAAAAATTTCTAATAACACCTTAATTTTTTCCGAAATAGTAAGTAATATTAGTCAAGGTGATATTATTGGAATAGATAATGTATATTTTACATCAGTTAACGAAAATGTAGTGTTAGCTGATTCTACGAAATATTTAGAATCTAATACTTTACTATCTAATTTTGCTTATTTCTTAAAAGTTAGTAGTGTTGATAAAAACAAAATTACTTTAGAAATTCCAACAATACTTCAAGATAGTTTTAACACAGACTATGATGTTGATAATGCAACTATTACAAGATTCGAACCGTTTAGGTTTACTACTGTAGATAACGCAAATAAAGCGTTACAAAAATATTATGAGCCAGCAACAAAACTATGGATAGACAACATAGTAGATAACAAATGGAAAGTTTTAGAAAATACAAATAGCTATTCGCTTGTTGAAAATTTAAAAGGACCGACCGATCACGAATATTCTAAATCATTTGGTAGTGTAATATCTAGTAATGTTGCTAATAATGTAATGGTTGTTGGTGATTATCTTAACGAAAACGGTAAAGTTTTTGTTTATCGTCGTCAAAATTCTAAAAAAGGATGGTATCTTTCACAAACAATTGAGCCTTCGAACTATGCTGATCCTAATCAAGAGTTCGGTAAAACAGTAAGTGTTAGTGATGATGCGAAATGGTTAATAATAGGGTCGCCTGCTGCATCTAATGTAAAATCAAATTACAAAGGTGATTTTTCGGTAGATACTGCTTATAACGCAGATGACATAGTGTTTTATAGCGAAAGATTGTGGAAAGCAAAATTTGATTTACTTTCAAGTTCGGCGGGTGTAAATTTCAATACGTTTGACAGTGTAGTACAAAATGTATTTGATTTGAATGAAGAAAATACACAATCAGATAAAAATGACATAATTTATGTAGGAAATTATTCAATACCGTTTGGCACAACTGTAACTCCGTTTGAACAACCAGTTGATCATATATTAGTAAGAGCGCCTGCGGCTCTATACAATAATACTTTGTCAGATACTGAAAATTGGCAAGTAAAGTTGCAGTGGAACTTGCTAACTTTAGGCAATCAAGATCAAAATACATTAGTAGAAGTACAACCGTTTAATAATCAATATGCAGCCAGTGTTTCTAATACATCGCTAACAGGAATAAAAGACATAGAAAGTAGTATTGATATTGTTCTATTCTTTGATACTTTACCTGTTGTACCGTCAGTGGGCGAAACAATTCAAACGAGCACAGGCACAGGAGTTGTTGATTATGTTTACGGTAACGAAGATGCAAAATATGTTATGTATATTACAAACGTTACTGGTAGTTTTAACACAACCGACTCTGCTTTTAGAGCTTCGGGCGAATTCATAGGTGACTTTGAAAAACAGTTAGACACCGACGGCACTGTATATGGTGGTTTTTGGAAAATTTCTACTACTTCGTTCACGCCAACTTATGCCAGCGGATTATCAGATAGCGGTCGAGGACTAGTTTTTGTAGATATGTCAAAAACAAATGATTTTACAAATGTATATTATAATATTTTTGATACAAATACAACTGTAATTGATAGTGAAAATAATAAAAACAGTTACATTAGACCGTTGAGTAATGTTGGGTTCCCAAATGTAAACGGAGTCAATGGTGAAATTTTAAGTACTAGATACGTAATTAGAGCACCTAAATTACTAACTGATACTCTAAGCAACGATGATACTATAAACTTATTTGTTAATGAATTACCAAACTATAACAATGGCGTAGAAAATCCATTATCGTCAATAAATTTATCACCAGATGAAGTAAACGGGCTAATAACTGTAGATGATTTATGGGATGGATATATTCAATTATCTTTTACTAAGTTTCAAACTAATGGTACTCCTTATGAACCAAAAATAGGACAGACTATTAGAGATATGAGAACCGGTGCAACCGCTAGAGTTGAATATTATCAAAGAGATAATCTTGATGCAACATTATTTGTATCTAATGTTACAGGAAATTGGAGCAAGGGTGAAGATTATAATGATCTTTCTGAAATTGAATTTTTAGGAAATCCAAGTGATCCGTTAGGTGTATATCAAATTGACCGAGAAATGGGCGATATACAGTTTATTTCTTTAGGTTCGAGCACAATAGGTAAGTTAATTGTAGTTGATACCCAAAGCGACATAGAACTAGTAGAATCAGCAACTAGTTTTTCTAGATTAGAAAATGCAGAATATTATTTTTATACTGCAAGAGAAGTAAGCGGTGAACCAATTTCTTTAAGTGCTCCTAGTATTTTAAATGCAAACTGGGCACAAACTTTTAGTATACCTGCAGACGAAAACGGTACTTCTAGTGCATACACTAATCAAGGAATGTATTCTTTATATATGCTTAACGGTAGTCTTTATGCAGAATACGGATCATATGTGACTTCGGATTCTACAAATAATTACTATTTAGGATCCGATGTAAAAATAAGGCAACAAGGTGATAATTATAAAGGTTATATTCATGCTGCGGGTAACGCTACAACAGCAATACCAGGCAAGTTACATTTTATAAACAAAGGCACCTACCAAAATATACAGTATGACTGGGAATATAGTAAAAACAAAAAATACAAAGGCCCATTTGACGAAACTTTAACTTATGAAAAAGATGACATTGTAGTAGTTACAAGCACAGCAAGAGATCAACTTTATAAAGCAAAAATCAACATAGCAGGCGGAACTCCGTTTGCTGCAAGCAGCTGGGAATTACAAGAAGACTATATAGATTATGTAGGTTACATTCCTAATACTACTAACATATCGGTAATAAACGATTCAACAGAGTATTCGGGATCATTAGAAAGTGACAATATGATTGCATTTGCTAATGAATTTGATATATCAAAAGATGGTGACGTAATAGTTGTTAAAGTTAATTACAATAATGAATCAAAGATATTAGTTTATAGAAATGTCCAAGAAAATTATCAACTAGGACAAACAATCGTTGTAGGCGACGAGTCTAGTGTTACTAAAGAATGGGTAGTGAGTATTAGTAATGATGGCATGTATATTGCTGTAGGAAAATCATTAGAGGATACTTACCAATACGACGAAGGACAGGTATTTATATACCAACAAAAAAATGGTATTTTTGAATTAGTACAAGTTTTAGAAAATGCAAATAAAAGTAACAGCGAAATGTTTGGTTATGTTGTAAACTTTGATGATAACAAGTTAGTAGTCAGTGCCCGTAATGCAAGTGCTGAAGTTCCTACTAGCTTTGACTCTGGATTAACAAGTTTTGATGCAGGATTTACAAACTTTAATTATACTAACGAATTCCAAGGTATAGTTTACATATACGAAAAAATTAAAGATAGATTTTTGCTTGGGCAAAAACTATTTGTAAAAGATCCCGATGTTAGACAATTTGGAAAACATTTACATTTAAAAAATAACAATATCTACGTCGGACTTCCGATAAAGCCTGAAAATTCTACTTCTACACATATAGGTGAAATATACAATTTCAAGTTGCTAAATGTTAATGAACCTATGTGGTCAGAAAAGAGAAGCATACAAGCAGCAGTAGATTTAGAAAAAATCAAAGAAATATATCTTTATAACACAAAAACAGGCAAAAAATTAGCAAACTTAGATTACATTGATATAAATCAAGGTAAGATAGCAGGTGTTGTTGATCAAGAAATTAGTTATAAAACTTTTGATGATCCGGCAGTATATTCAAGTAGTATAGAAAATGTAACTGTAGACAAAAATAATGCCTGGGGAGATGCCAATGTAGGAAAAGTATGGTGGGATCTTACAAATGCTAATTTCTTCAATGCATATCAAAAAGATATAATCTACAGTGCACAAACATGGAATATGCCTTTTGTAGAAAATTCAATAGATGTATATGAATGGACAGAGAGCATTTTTACTCCAGAAAAGTATAATCAACTTTCTCTAGCTCAAAATGCAGACACCGTGAGATATGATATAAGCGGTGAGGCAAAAACATCTTACAATACGCTAAAAGTTTATGACTATGTTAGTAAAACTTTTACTACAAAATATTATTTTTGGGTAAAAAATAAAACTTCAATTCCTGTGTCGTCTGATAGACAATTTACAGTTAAAACAATTAGTGAATATATATTAAATCCTGTAAGTAGCGGTGTTGAATTTGTTTCATTATTGTCAAGTGATAGATTCGTTCTTAACAATGTTGAAAAATATCTTTCCGGCACAGATGTAGCATTGAATATTCAGTACTATAAACAAGATAGTAAAATTTCTAATATACATACCCAGTATGAAATACTTTCTGAGAATTTAGGCACAAGCCAGCCATCCGACGACATAATAGAAAAATGGTTTGATAGCTTAGTGGGATATGATAATAATTTACTTCCAGTGCCTGATGATAATCTGCCGGTAAAGTACAAATACGGTAATTTATCAACTCCGAGACAAAGTTGGTTTATTAATAGATTCGAAGCAAATAAACAACTTATAGAAAGAGTAAACTTTGTTTTAAAAGATAACATAATTGTTGAAAATAAAAATTTAACACCTTTACTTGCTTCAGATAGTATTGAAGATGTAAATATAAATTCCTATGATTTGATAGTAGACGACTTGTTAGATTTGGAAGAAATACAAACAGAAAAATTAAAACCTGCAATATTGCATCCTACAGTTGTTAATGGAAAAATTACCGATGTTACAATTGTTGATTATGGCAGAGGTTATAAAAAAGTTCCAGATGTTGAAATTTACGGCAAAGGAATAGACGCTAGCATTGAATTACAAATCGATTCCCTAGGTAGAGTAGTGTCTGCTAAAGTAATTAATCAGGGAAAAAACTTCACAGATAATACAATCTTAAAAGTACGTAATTTTAGTGTGTTAGTTAAAAATGATACAACTTTAAATTCTAAATGGGCTATTTATGAAAGAAACATTACTTCTAATTCATGGGTGCGAACAGTAAAACAAAAGTTCGATACTACGCTTTATTGGGATTATGTAAATTGGTATGAAAGTGGATACAACGATAATTCAAAAATAGATCATGTGGTTGCAATAAGTGCCGACTTGTACAATACTAATATAGACATAGGTCAAACTGTAAAAATTACAAATATCGGTTCCGGCGGCTGGCTATTATTGAAACGAATTAGTAATACGAATAGCTTAGATTATACAGTTGATTATCAAACTATTGGTAGAGAAAACGGCACAATACAACTTAGCGACAAGCTATATTTACCACCATCGTTTGGCTACGATAGTAATAGCTTTGATGTTAAATTCTATGATTTCTTACCAGTGTACGAATTAAGAAATATTTTGAATGCAATTAGATACAATTTATTTGTTGATGATTTACTAATAGAATTTAATAGATTATTTTTTGCTAGTATAAGGTATGTGTTAAGCGAGCAAATGAATGTAGATTGGTTGTTCAAAACAAGTTTTGTAAAAGCTAAACATAATGTAGGCGCACTAAGAAAAGACATCACGTTCAATAACGACAATTTAGCAGACTATGAACAGTACTTAAATGAAGTTAAACCCTTTAAGTCTAAAATTAGAGAATATTCAAGTTCTTACGAAAATTTAGAGCCTACAAATAGTTTTGTAACTGATTTTGATTTAACTCAAGTTTATGATGCAACTGAGGGTAAATTAATTCATCCAAGTAATAAAATAAAAAATAATCAAGTTGATATTTTACAAGACCTAATAGAATCTTATCCTAACAAACATTGGTATGATAACATAGGTTACTCAGTTGTTAAGATTAATATTACTGATAATGGCAGTAAGTACAGAACACCACCTACTGTCAAAGTCATTGGCGGAGGCGGCACAGGAGCTGAAGTTAAAACATATATTGGATCTAATGGCAAGCTAATCAAATGTGAAGTTATTAATGAGGGCTTCGGCTATACAAGTACACCTACATTAGAAATTAGTCATAATTTAGAAGATGGCGGTAAGCCAGCTATACTAAGTGTAGAACTAGGAAATGGGTTACATAGGTCAGTTTTAACGGGAATAAAGTTTGATAGAACAGCAGCAAGATTTACTATTACTGAAATAAATGCAGAAGAAAATTTTGTAGCGTCGGGCAGTAATTACGAATATAATTTACAATGGCCAATGGTATTATCTAACGATAAAGTTGAAGTGTATGCAGGTACTAGAAAGCTACTTAGAAGTGAATATCAATATTCTAATGTTAAGGACAATACTAAAACATTTGATCGTAGTTTAGGAAAAATTACCACTACAGAAGCATTACCTAAAAATACACAAATTAAAATTATATATAAAAAATCATTAGAATTACTTAATGCAGCAGATAGGGTAAATGCATACTATACACCAGCTACTGGTAGTTTAGGTAAAGATTTGGCTCAGTTAATGACTGGAGTAGATTATGGCGGCGTAGCAGTCAAAGGTACTGGTTTTGAGCAGATTCAAGGCTGGGATAATGATCCGTGGTACACATCTGAATGGGATGCATATGTTAATACAAACGACGATGAAGTTTTTGAGTTTGATCAATCTACAGTAGAAATACAACTATCAAAACCA